CTCAAAAATGAGTTATGACGAACTCACCGCTTACATGGCAGCAAACCCGGATGCACAGATTTAATTTGATGAAAGGAAGGTAATTGAAACATGGCAAAATTTGATGCTAAAAGTTTTAACGAAAAGGCGTTCGGTAAGTACATGAGTGCAATTCCGAACGTGAAACTGAACAAGTTGCGTGAATCCCGTGCAATCGTTGGTGATGCACGACTTCGTGACACATTTGTGAACAACTCACAGACTGGTACTGTTTACGCAGTGTTACCGTTCTTTGGTCTGCTTTCCGGCACACCGCAGAACTATGACGGTGTTGACAATGTTACACCGGATAAGACGGACACCTTTGAACAGGGTGTTTTCACTTACGGTAGAATGAACGGTTGGACAGAAGCAGATTTCAGTTATGATGTAACAGGTGGTACTGACTTCATGGCAAACGTAAGAAGTCAGATCAATGACTACTGGAACAGTGTAGATCAGGATGTTATCCTTGCAATCTTAAAGGGTGTGTTTGGGATGAAAGACACTGGAACGGGTGACATTAAGAAGTCCAATGCAGCGTTTGTTGAAGCACATACTTATGATATTGCACAGGCGGGTGCTGAACACACTGATGACACTATGAAGATGGATGCAACCACCCTGAACAGTGCCATTCAGAAGGCTTGCGGTGACAACAAGCAGAAGTTCAAGTTAGTTTACTGTCACAGTGCGGTTGCTACTAATCTTGAAAATCTGAAACTGCTTGCATACTTAAAGTATACAGATGCACAGGGTATTGAACGTGATCTTGAAATGGGTACTTGGAATGGTAGACTGGTCATCATTGATGATTCTTTACCTACTAAGGTTGTTGAAGCTGTTGCAGAGGACACAGGAAAAGGTATCAAGGCACAGGATGCTTATACAGAGTACACAACTTATATCCTTGGTGAAGGTGCTATTGGATTTGAAGATGTAGGTGCAAAAGTGCCTTATGAAATGGTGCGTGATGCTAAGACAAGGGGCGGTGAGGACACACTTATTTCCCGTAAACGTCACGCTGTTTCTGTTTCAGGTGTTTCTTATCTCAAGGCAGATCAGAAAACCAATTCACCAACTAACACAGAGTTAGGGAACGGCAAGAACTGGTCACTGGTTGCATCTGATACCAAGACCATTGAACACAAGGCAGTTCCGATTGCCCGTATTATTTCCCGTGGTTAATTTCTGATCGGAAAGGGTGGTTGCAATGTTTGATACTGATACAGTAAAAGAACGGTTGAAATCACTTGGTTATGAGGTCAAGGCAGATGAAGAATTTGCCTTGACCTTTTGCGTTGAGAAAGTACGCAGCACAATCAAGAATGAAATCAACTGGAATGATGTGCCGGAAGGACTGGAACACATTGCCGTTGATATGGCGGTGGGTGAATTTCTTCTTTCCAAGAAAACCTTTGCACCTGATGACCTTACCGGGTTTGATTTAGAATATGCTGTCAAGCAGATTCAGACAGGGGACACCAACACGGTTTTTGCGACTGGTGAAGGTTCAATGACCCCTGAACAAAGACTGACTTCTTTCATCAATTACCTTTTATCCTATGGAAAGGCTGAATTTAATTCATTCAGGCGTATCAGATGGTAAAGCAGATTCAGGCAGCACAAAAGGCTGCAAGGAAAGCCATTGAAGCAACCTATTTTGGTACTTTGACGGTGACAGAACTGCAAAAGGTAAAAAATGAGAAGTCAAAACTTATGGAAGAATCAGAGGTTGTAGTCTTACAAGACCAACCGTGCAGATTATCTTTTGAAAAACTGCAAACAGCAATTCAGTCAGAATCAGCAGCAACGATCACGCAAAGCACAAAGTTGTTTGTTTCCCCGGATGTAACCATCAAAGCGGGGTCAAAACTGACAGTAACACAGGACAATGTGACCACGGACTACACCCGCAGCGGTGTCCCTTCCACATATCCAACGCATCAGGAAATTACACTTGAACTGTTCAAGGAATATGCGTAAATGGGTAGAATGGGAAGATTTGACTGCAAAGGTCTGAAAGACTTTCAGCAGCAGTTGGGAAAGTTGCAAAATCCTGATGACTTTGTGGAATCGTGTGCAAAAGAACTTGCTGCCCGGTTGCTTCGCATGGTGGTCAAAAGAACACCTGTCGGACAATATCCGGCAAGTTCAGGAAAAAAGGGCGGTACATTAAGGCGTGGTTGGACTGGTGAAAAACGTGCATCAGCACAAGGGTATGCAGACAGCCTGACGGTGAATCATTTTGGTGACACCTATGTCATTGAAATTGTGAACCCGGTTGAATACGCATCTTATGTTGAGTACGGACACAGGACAGCCAATCATTCAGGATGGGTCAAGGGTCAGTTTATGATGACCATATCTGAACAGGAATTACAGAGAATTGCCCCAAAGGTGCTTGAAAACAAAATCAAGAAATATTTAGGGGGACTTGGTAAATGATAAATTCAATAGTTGAAGCAATCAGTTGTTCCCTGAACAAAGAATTTGGGGATGATTATGAAATCCACAATGAAGAAATCAAGCAAGGTTTGAAAGAGCCTTGTTTTTTTATTGCTTGCTTGAACCCAAACAACAACCTTTTCCTTGGCAAACGGTATGAACGTACCAATCAGTTCTGCATCCAGTATTTCCCACAGTCTGCAAAGAAGCAGCGGGAATGTGCTGATGTGGCTGAAAGAATGTATGACTGTTTGGAGTATATCACAACAGACGGTGATACCAAGCCAATCAGGGGTTCAAAAATGAATCATCAGGTGGTTAACGGTGTTCTGAATTTTTTTGTCAATTATGACTTTTTCACGGTCAAGACGGAAGAACAGACACCAATGGAAACTATGACGGCAAGCACGGATGTGAAGGAAGGTGGTTGATTATGGCAGCAAAAAAGACAGCAACGGGAACTGCTGCAAGGTCTGAACAGACTGAACCAATGTTCAGCAAGGAACAGATTCTTGCATCTGCCCGTTTTGCAAACAGAAGGGACTTGGTGGATGCCCTTCTTGATGAAGATAAAAGTTACACCATGAAAACTGTTGACAATTTAGTTGAAAAATACATGAAAGGACAGGTGAAATAGTATGGCTTTAGGTGGTGGTACATTTACCTCACAGAACAAAGAACTGCCCGGTGCTTATATCAACTTTGTATCGGCTGCATCCGCATCCGCTGCATTGTCTGATAGAGGTATCGCAACAATGCCCCTTGAACTTGACTGGGGTGTTGAAGGGGAAGTTTTTGAAGTGACCAATGAAGATTTTCAGAAGAACAGCCTGAAACTTTTTGGTTATGCCTTTGACAGTCCTAAGATGCTTGGTCTTAATGATCTGTTCATGGGTGCAAAGACCTTATACGCATACCGTCTGAATGGCGGTGGTGATAAGGCAGCGAACACATACGCAACTGCAAAGTATTGTGGTGTTCGTGGTAACGATTTGAAGATCGTGATTCAGAAAAATGCAGATGATGCAAGCAAGTATGATGTTACAACCTACTTCGGTACGGTCAAGGTTGACACACAGACAGTTGCCAAGGCTGCTGATCTTGTGGCAAACGATTATGTGACATTCAAGGCTGCTGATCTTGCTGTTACTGCCGGAACACCTTTAACTGGTGGTACAAATGGCACGGTTGACGGCACTGCACATCAGGCTTACTTGGATAAAATCGAATCATACACCTACAACACTATGGGCGTTGTGGTTACTGATGATGTTACCAAGAAGTTATATGTGGCTTTCAACAAGCGTTTGCGTGATGAACTTGGTATCAAGTTCCAGTTGGTTATTTACAACCTGTCTGCTGATTATATGGGCGTTATCAGTGTGAAGAACAAGGTAACAGATACAGGATGGTCAGAAGCAGCACTTGTGTACTGGGTAACTGGTGCAGAAAGCGGTTGTGCGGTCAATAAGTCTTGTCAGAACAAGAAATATGACGGCGGTTTCACCGTTGATACCAATTACACACAGAATGAGTTAAAAGCAGCAATCAAGGCGGGTGAGTTTACTTTTCATAAGGTCAACGGCGTTGTCCGTGTGCTTGAAGATATTAACTCTATGGTGACCACTTCGGACACTTGCGGGGATGTATTCAAGGACAATCAGACGATCAGAGTTATTGACCAGTTAGGAAATGATGATGCAGTTCTTTTCAACACTAAGTATCTTGGTGTTGTTCCAAACAATGCATCAGGCAGAACTTCCCTTTGGTCTGACTTGGTGAAAATCCGTACACAGTTACAGGAACTTGGTGCTATTGAAGGGTTCACTGATTCTGATGTTACGGTTGCACAGGGCGATTCCAAAAAGGCGGTTGTGATTACATCAGCAATCACCGTTGTGAACGCTATGGGTAAACTCTATGAAACAGTTACGGTTGCGTAAGAAAGGGGTGAAATAAAATGCCGAATGTAACAATGAAAGCAAGGGACACTATTGCAGCAAAACTTGCTGAATGTTTTATCACAATCGGAAGTAGAAGATACAACTTCATGCAGATGATTGATATGGAAGCAAAGGTTGAGAAAACCAAGACTACTGTTCCCCGCCTTGGTGCAATCATGGCGGGTCATAAGTCATGTGGTATGGAAGGTACTTTTTCCGGCACGGCACACTATAACCAGTCAGTTCTTCGTCAGGCATTGCTTGACTATAAAAACACTGGTGAGGATGTGTATTTTGAAATGCAGATCACCAATGATGACCCAACCAGTGATGCGGGCAGACAGACGATCATTTTCTATGACTGCAACACTGACGGCGGTGTGTTAGCAAAATTTGATGCTGACGGGGAATACCTTGATGAAGAGATTGAAGGAACATTTGAGGACTTCTCAATGCCTGAATCTTTTGCAAACCTCACGGGTTTTCTTACTAACTAAGTAACAGAACCCCTTGTGTGGCTTTTATATAAGGTCATATAAGGGGTTTTTTCTATTCTTTGATAAACAGAAGGGAGAACAACAAAATGTCAAAATTTAGTGCATTTATGAAAGCGAATAAAAAGGTAAAGGAAAATGAAAAGTTTGCACCTACTGCTTCACTTCTTGGTTCAGACGGAACACCTGTTAGATGGGAGTTCAGACATATCAGTTCCAAGGAGAATGAAGAACTTCGTGATGCAAACACCATTGAAGTTCAGGTGACAGGCAAGCCGAACTTATTCAGACCAAAACTGATTACTTCAAAGTACCTTATGGCAATGATCGTGAAGTCAACGGTGTTTCCTGACCTTTACGATAAAGAGTTACAGGACAGTTACGGTGTGATGACCCCGGAAGATTTAGTCTATGCAATGGTTGATGATGCCGGGGAAATGCAGGACTTCCAGTTATGGATGCAGAAGTTTCAGGGATTTACCAAGTCACTTGATGAAAAGGTTGATGAAGCAAAAAACTAATTGAAGAAGGGGACGGTGAAGCAAATTATGCTTACTATGCCCTTCTAAAACTTCACATTCTTCCATCAGTGTTCTTGGCTATGGATGAACAGGAAAAAGCCTTTGTGATTGCTTCAATCAAGTTGAAAGCAGAGCATGACAAGAAGGAAAAGAAAAAAGCAGAAGCAAGGGCAAAGAAAAAACACTAAGAAAGGACGGTGAAACAGGTGTCATCTATTCAGACAGGTATTGAACTTAATGACCAATTCAGCGGAGTGTTGAACAACATCATTAGTTCAGTGAACCTTGCCGTGTCTGCAATGTATGATATGCAGCAGTCAATGAACGCTGACATTGATACAAGCAGCCTTGAAGGGGCAAGGGATGAAATCAATCAGGCAACCGCTGCCATTGAAGCAATGAATCAGGCAGCAAGCCGACAGACCGCACCTGATATTGCACCGCCTGTTGTGGATGGTGGAAATCAAGAACCGATTTCTGTACCTGTTGACCCGGTACTTCCTGACCCTTTGGTTGAAAATCCTGAACCAATCAGACCTGAAATTCAGCCAAACGCACCGCCTGACCCTGAACCCGTAGAAATCCCGGTCACATGGAACACTGACGGGGTGGATGTGTTCACAGGAACAGGTGTTGAACGATTTCAGCAAGAAGTTCAGAGTGCAAACGATATGTTGAACACACTGAACATCACACAGGCAAGGATTTCACAGACCGCACAGGGAATGGATATACTGCCGGATGCAGCAGTTCAGGACATGAACACCATGCAACAGCGGTTATCTGCAATTCAGCAGCGGATTCAGCAGATTGAGAACAACCCGGTAAATGTTGGGGCAGACAATGCAAATGCAGAACTGGAACAGTTGCGTATGCAGTTGAATCAGGCTATTCAGGAACAAAATTCACTGAATCAGGCAATGCAGAACATGGATGTTTCTGCTGCCAATGATGCCTATTTGCGTTTGTCACAGACTGTTGGCAACACAGAAAGGTACATCCGTGACAATGTGGATGAACAGGGGCGTTTCAATCAGGAAATTTCAGCCGGAACACAACAGGCAAATGAACTGACCAACACCATCAAACGGGCAGTTGCAGCCTATATCAGTATTCAGTCAGTTGGGAAAGCACTGAACATTTCAGACGAACTTGTTCAGACAACATCCCGTTTGAACATGATGAATGACGGGGTTCAGACAACCGCTGAACTTGTCAACATGGTATATGCAGCAGCACAGGATGCAAGGGGTTCATTCAGTCAGATGGCTGATGTTGTTGCCCGTTTCGGTAACAACGCAAAGGATGCGTTCAGCAGTTCAGAAGAAGTTGTTGCTTTTGCTGATCTGATTCAAAAACAGATGACGATTGCCGGGGCAAGCACCCAAGAAGCAGCAAATGCAGAATTGCAGTTATCACAGGCACTTGGTTCAGGTGTCCTTCGTGGTGATGAATTGAACAGTATCTTTGAACAAGCACCTAACCTGATTCAGAACATTGCAGACTATCTTGATGTTCCAATCGGTAAGATCAGGGAAATGGCAGCGGATGGGGAACTTTCCGCTGATGTAGTCAAGGCAGCAATCTTTTCTGCTGCTGATGACATTAACAGCAAATTCAATGAAATGCCTATGACTTGGGGGCAGATGTGGCAGTCAATGCAGAACACCGCACTGATTGCATTTCAGCCTGTTCTTCAAAGACTGAATGATTTAGCCAATAGTGAAGCATTTCAGACTTTCATTCAGGGTGCTATTGAAGCAATGGCAACCCTTGCAAATATTCTTCTGAATGTGTTTGAAGTAGCTGCATCCGTTGGGGCATTTATCGGTGATAACTGGTCAATCATTGCACCAATTATCTATGGTGTAATTGCTGCATTAGGGGCATATTTGGCAATCATGGGAATTGTCAACGCAATTACTGCAATTTCAGCAGCCATTGATGCGACAAAGGCAGCAGCAGATGCACTTGCAGCCGGACAAACATTTCTTTGGACGGTACAGCAGTATGGATTGAACGCAGCACTTGCAGCGTGTCCGATCACATGGATTATTGTGCTGATTATAGCACTTATAGCAATAATTTTTGCCGTATGTAATGCGATTGCAAAGATGACAGGTATTGCAAATTCAGGGTTCGGTGTGATTACTGGTGGTGTGAACGTGGTGATTCAGTTCTTCAAGAACTTGGGTCTAACCGTGGCAAACATTGCCTTGGGTATTGGAAACGCCATTGCAGCACTTGCATCCAATATGATGACGGCATTTCACAATGCTATCTGCAACGTACAGTCATGGTTTTACAACCTGTTAAGCACGGCACTTTCAGTCATTGAAGGTATTTGTGCAGCACTGAATAAATTACCGTTTGTTGAATTTGATTATTCAGGTATCAGTTCAGCAGCAGATGACTATGCAGCCAAAGCAAGTGAAGCAGCCGGAAACAAAGAAGATTACCAGTCAATCAGTGATGCGTTCAATGAAGGTTTTACAACCTTTGATGCATTTCAGGACGGTTGGGCATCAGATGCGTTCAATGCGGGTGCAGCATGGGGTGACGGTATTGCTGATAAGGTTTCAAACTTTAGTCTGTCGGATGTATTTGGTCAGACAGATATTCCTAATGTGGGTGATTACACATCAGGGTTCAATGATGCAATAGCAAATTCAGGCGTGGGTGACAGCATTGGAAACATTGACGATAACACAGGCAAAATCAAGGATTCTTTGGAAGTATCAGAAGAAGATTTGAAGTATTTGCGTGACATTGCGGAACAAGAATCAATTAACAGATTCACAACCGCAGAAGTAACTATCAACCAAACAAACAACAATAATGTTTCATCTGATACTGACCTTGATGGCTTTATCACTGCATTAGATGATGCAATGGGTGAAGCAATAGATGAAGTAACAAATGGGGGTACAGACTAATGGCACAAAGCGGATATGATATGTATTTTGATAAATGCCTTTTTCCTGTCACCCCTGAAAAAATTAGCATCAAAATCAATGGTAATAACAAAACGGTCAACCTGATAAATGAAGGTGAAATCAATATCCTGAAAAAAACCGGGTTGACCGACATTGAATTTGAAGCAGAAATCCCGCAAGTAAAACATCCTTATGCGGTGTATAAGAATGGTTTCAAAGAAGCGGGGTATTTCTTTGATATTTTTGAAGGGTTGAAAACAGGCAAAAAGACATTCCAGTTCATTGTGTGCAGAAAGACCCCGGTGGGGAAAAAACTGCTGAACACGAACATGAAGGTATCTTTGGAAGATTACAAAATTTCAGAGGATGCCAAGAACGGGTTTGACTTCAAAGTCAAGTTCAATCTGAAACAGTACCGGGACTATGGAACAAAGACAGTCAACATCAAAATTGCTGCATCCAAGCCAAAGGCAAGTGCAGAGCCTAAGCGGGAAACTAACAATTCACCCGCCCCGGCAGCAGCACAGACTTATACGGTTGTGCGTGGTGATTGTTTATGGAACATTGCAAAACGGTTTTACGGTAGCGGTGCAAAATACACCGTGATTTACAACGCAAACAGGGGTGTCATTGGTGGCAACCCTAACTTAATTTATCCGGGACAGGTTTTGACCATTCCGGCAGCATAAGAAAGGGGTGTTGTTCAATGTACGTTGAACTATTGGTTGGGAATGAATCAGGAACAAAAGTATATCAACCTGTTGTTCAGGAAGGTATTGAATGGTCAACAGAAAGAAAAAACACCCCCGGCAAACTGGTTTTCAAAGTCCTGTATGACAACATTCTTGATTTTTCAGAAGGTAGTCCAGTCAGGATGAAGGTGGACGGTGACAATGTATTCTTTGGTTTTGTATTCAAGCAGCAAAGAAGTAAGGACAAGATCATTACTGTCACCGCCTACGATCAGTTAAGATATTTGAAAAATAAGGACACTAAGGTTTATGAAAATAAAACTGCATCACAATTTGTAAAAATGATTGCAGATGATTATGCCCTGAACCTTGGTACACTGGATGATACAGGGTATGTCATTGAATCAAGAATTGAAGAAAACAGTGAACTGTTTGAAATGATAACAAATGCTCTTGACCTGACACTGACTAACACCGGGGAAATGTATGTGTTATATGACGATTTTGGAAAACTTACCCTGAAAAGCCTGTCATCTATGTATGTGGGTGTTCCGGGGGCGTACTTAATGATTGATGAAGAAACAGGGCAAGATTTTGAATATACTTCATCTATCGACAGTAATACTTATAACAAAATCAAGTTGACCTATGACAATGAAGATACTAAAAAGCGTGATGTTTATATCACACAGGATTCTTCTAATATCAATAAATGGGGCATTTTGCAGTATTTTGATACATTACAGAAAGGTGAAAATGGTCAAGCAAAGGCAGATGCCCTTTTGAAACTGTATAACAAGAAAACCCGTAACTTGAAGATCACCAATGCTTTGGGCGACAACAGAGTGCGGGCGGGTTCAATGGTTGTCATTAACCTTGACCTTGGTGATATGAAAGTGAAAAACTGGATGCTTGTTGAAAAGTGCAAGCACACTTACAAGGAAGGTGAACATTGGATGGATTTGACACTTAGAGGGGGTGAGTTTATTGCCTGATGCAAAAGGAATTATCAAGAAAGTACATCAAGCAGCGGTTGAAGCGGTAGAATCAACAAAACCTGTAAATGTATGTTTTGGAAAGGTTATATCTGCATCCCCGTTACAGATAAATGTTGAACAGAAGATGATTCTTACTGAAAAACAACTTGTACTTTCAAGGAATGTAACAGATTTCAAAACTAAGATAACGGCGGGGAATATCAAGAATTATTACTATACCGGGGATGTAAATTCAGGGACAGCACCAGTTTCCCCGTCACACGTTCATGCTGTCGGAACGATTGAAGTCACCGTACACAATGGCTTGGCTGTCGGTGATGGTGTCATTCTAATAAGACAGCAAGAAGGTCAGAAATTCATTGTTGTGGATAGGATAGGCAAATGATTCCTTCAACAGTTGGTTTTCTTGACCAAGATTTTGAAATTGAAACACAGCCAAGCCTAACTTATAAAATGGATTTAGACGGTGATTCAGTCAGGGGTCTTGTGGATGAACAGGATGCCATGAAGCAGATGATTTTCAGAACACTGCAAACAGAACGGTATCAGTACATCATATATCCGTGGTATTACGGCATTGAAACACTTGACCTGTATGGTGAACCTGTCACTTGGGTTTGCCCTGAATTAGAACGCAGAATCAGTGAAGCGTTAGCCGTTGATGAAAGAATCACGGGCGTGACCGACTTTGAATTTGACCTGACGGTCAAAGGTGTGGTTCATGCCTATTTTACCGTAAAAACAATTTACGGTGATATTAAAGCAGAGAAGGGGGTGAAGATTTAGAATGTATGAAGATCAGACTTATGACATTATCCTTGAAAGGATGATGAACCGGGTATCTGACAAATTTGACAAAAGACCGTCATCCCCTGTTTATGATCTGCATAGTGCAACCGCTATTGAATTTCAGATTTTATACATTGAGTTGGAATATCTGATAAAAAATTCATACGGTGATACTGCTGCAAGGGAATTTCTGATCTTGCTTGCAAAGGACAGGGGACTTTCACCTGAACCCGCAACCAAGGCAATCTTACAGGGTGAGTTCACACCAACAAACATTGATGTTACTGGAAAGCGTTTCAACATCGGTGAAATAAACTATGTTGTGACTGAACAGATCACACAGGGAACATACAAGGTTCAGTGTGAAACAGAAGGTGTTGTTGGCAATCAGTACCTTGGGGATATGATACCAATGGAATATATTGACGGATTGCAGACGGCAAGCCTGACAAGCGTACTTATTCCCGGTGAAGATGAAGAAGATACAGAAGTTTTCAGACAGCGTTACTTTGACAGCTTCAATGAACAGTCCTTTGGTGGCAACCACGCTGATTATATGGCAAAGGTCAAAAGTATTGAAGGTGTTGGATCATGTAAGGTCAAGCGTGTTTGGAATGGTGACATTAGACCCGCTGACATGATCGTCAGTACAGTGGTCAAGAACTGGTATGAATCAATCATTTCAACAGTTCCGGCAGCAGTCAAACCGTGGCTTGATGCCGTATATAATGCAGCCAAGGACAAGAAACTGACGGTTGGTGGTACTGTTCATGTAGTCATCACTGATTCTGATGATTATGGTGAAGCAAGTTCAACACTTGTTCAATATGTTCAGCAGACACTTGACCCGGAAGAAACTGCCGGGGAAGGTTACGGACTTGCACCAATCGGTCATGTGGTCAGTGTAGCAAGTGCATCACCTGTCAGTATTGAGGTCAAGACCACGGTAACCTTTGAAGAAGGTCACAACTGGTCAAATACCAAGGCAGCCATTGCAGAAGCAGTTGATGCGTACTTCTTGGAATTAAGAAAGAACTGGTCAGAAACATCACAAACCATTGTCAGGGTATCGCAGATTGAAAACCGCATCCTTGGCGTTGATGGTGTGGTGGATGTGACCGGAACAAAGCTGAACGGCACAGCAAGCAATATGACCTTGACAGAATTTTGCATACCAAAGTTAGGGGGTGTTTCTGCATGATAAGAGAAGTTGACCTTGTTTCATACTTACCGCCATTCATGCAGAACTACAAAGAACCCGTTGCAGCACTTGAAGCGGAAAACCCTGAATTTAGCCTGATGTGGTCGGCAACCGACAGGTGTTTGCGTAACCGCTTCATTTCAACTGCTGATGAATATGGAATCAGCAGATTTGAAAAGATGCTGAAAATATACCCAACTGCTGATGATACCCTTGAATCAAGGCGTTCAAGGGTTCAAAGCAAGTGGTTCAACACAATCCCGTACACTTGGAAAGTGTTGCTTCAAAAGTTGCTTGTCCTTTGCGGTGACAGTGATTTTGAAGTGACTGGTGATTTCAAGACCGGGTACACACTGTATATTGACACTGACCTTGAATTATACGGTCAGGTGGAAGAACTGGAAAACATCATAAACACAATGATTCCTGAAAATCTTGTGGTTGTATCTAAGAACAGCATCCCTTGCAACATCAAAGGTGCTGTTCTTTTTGGTGGTGGCATCTGCTTCATCAATGAATTTATCATCACAAACGATTTCCGGGAAGTGTTTGATGTGAACGGTTCATCAGTCTTTGGTGGTGGAATCGTTCAGACTGAAATGCTGAACATCACAAATGACAGTCAGGAAACAGTGAGTGTTCAGGGTACAGTGAACTTTGGTGGTAAGGCAACAGATACCGCAATGGTAACCATTTCAACAGATTTTAATGAAACAATCCGGGCAGATATGGATGCAAAGGCAGCATCCGGCGTTGTTCAGGTAGACTTCATTGAGATAAAAACAACATAGAAAGGAATGATAAGATGGCAGAGTATTCAAAACTTTACATCACAAACAATGGTCAGGCACTTATGGCAAAGATGATTGCCGGGTCAGGAAACATTGATTTTACAAAAGTATGTTCTTCCAGTACCCAGTACACTGAAAGTCAGTTACAGGCATTGACCGCACTTAGCAACATCAAGCAGACAACCCTTGTTTCCAAGGTTACCCGCACAAATGAGGTTGCAATCAAAATTGATGCAGCATATTCCAACGTAGACCTGAAAGAAGGTTACTATATGCGTACACTTGGCTTATATGCCGTTGACCCTGACAAGGGTGAAATCCTGTATGCAGTCTGCATTGAAAAGTCAAATAACTGTTATATGCCACCGTATAACGGCGTTACGGTATCGGCTGCATACTTACAGTTATATACCACAGTAGGAAACGCTGACAGCGTATCACTTGCGGTCAGTCCGGGTGCGTATGCAACGGTTGGTGACATTCAGGCACTTGAAAAAGAAATTGCTGATCTGAAAGCCTTTGTTGGTTATACGGACGGTGACATTTACGGTGTTGAAGTGGACTTTGAAAACAAGAAGTTCACAAGACTTGCCGGAGCAGTAAACCGTTCAGCGGGTTCAGGGTTTGATGGAATCAATGCCTTTGGTGGCAGAAAGCGTTGTAACCTTACCAATGACGGGCGTGTTGCTGCATACTATGGTGAAGCCGGATTTTCCACTACTGGAAAACTGACACAGGCGGTTGACCGTAACCCGGTAGGTACTGAATCACCTGATGAAAACCTGAAATTCAGTGCCGGGACAATCGTTCAGGTCATGGTTGAACAGCCAAAGTTTTATTACAAGGTTGTACCGCTTAAAACTGAAAAGAGAACCAAGGGGGCAATCACAAGAAAAATCAGATACTATGTATCAGACACACCAAAGGCGGGATTCAAACTTCATCCGGCGTTCATTGTAAATGGTCAGGAAAATGATGTTGCATATCTTGCAGCCTTTGAAGGTTCACTTTGGGATGCATCTGCATCAGCATACATTCTTGATGATTCACAGGTTGCTGACTTTGCTGCTGATATGTTATGCAGTATTGCCAATGCAAAACCGCTTTCAGGACTTACACAGAACGCAACCCGTGTCAATATCAGAAAACTTGCTGAAAAACGTGGTACTGGTTGGGAACAGGGTGTTGTTCAGACGGCATCCGCTTCACAGATGCTTATGCTGATTGAATATGCAACCTTCAACATGCAGTCTGTTATTGGTAACGGTGCAGTTTCAAAGACTGATGACGGTAAAACATCCATGACAGAAAATACAGGTGCAACAATCACCCTTGGTAATGCATCAGGTTCAGTTGTCAATGCTAACGGTATTCAGATTGTGTCATACCGTGGTGAAGAAAACTTTTGGGGCAACATTTGGTGGTGGATTGATGGAATCAATCACTATGCGAACGCAACCACAGGTGAGTGTGAAACCTATGTTGCAGATCATGGTTTTGCTGATGACATTAAGGCAGCACCTTATGAAGATACAGGAATGACCGCAAAGTATGGAAACGGTTATGTTTCCGCTTTCTGCTATTCAGAAGATTTTGATTGGTTGTTCTTACCGGGTGAGTTCAACGGAAACACTGCACTTCCTGTTGGCGATCACTGTTGGAATCAGAACGGTACTGGTTGGCGTGTCGCTATATTGGGTGCTCGTTGGAGTGATGGCGTGAGTGCCGGTGCTTTCTATTGGGATCTGAGTAATGCTTCTTCTTATCGTTATCGGAGTATCGGCGGTCGGTTGGTGTATCGAAAAAAGGTGGCAGCATAACAGGCAACCAGTAATTCATACAATTTTAGGTAATCAGGATGCTAAGGATGACGATTTTCAAGCAGAAAGACAATAAAAAGACAAAAAACCAATGTCACTAAATTAGGTGCTAATTGGAATAATGGCTTGAATACCAGTGCTTTCTATTGGAATCTGAATAATGCTTCTTCTAATCGTAATCGGAATATCAGCAGTCAGTTAGTAAATGCACAAATATCACTTGAAACACCCCGTCAGAAATGGCGGGGTGTTCTTATAAATCAATGTACTGAAAACTGATTACCGTGCCACTTGGCAAAACATCAAAATACATGGGCTGTATTAGTAGACCGTCACCTGACGGGTTGAAAGTTCGGTTCAGTGCATACAGAAGGGAACAGACAAGCGTGAAACGGTATGGCAATCTTTATGAAAAAATCTGTTCAATGGATAACCTGTATCTTGCGTTTCAACACGCAAAGAAAGGCAAAGGATGGTACAAGGAAGTTCAGCAGATTGAGAAAAGACCATACTACTATTTGGCGGGTCTGCAATGGATGCTTCAAAACCATTTATACAAAACTTCGGAATATGCCACTTTTACGAAAAAGGACGGCAAGAAGGAACGGGAAATATACAAACTTCCATTCTTCCCTGACAGAATTGCACAATGGGCGGTTTTACAGGTGATTGAACCGCAGTTATTAGCGTATTTCACTGATGATACATACAGTGCAATACCAAACAAGGGTATTCATGCAGCATACAAGAAGTTACGGTTGGCGGTTGATACCGTGCCGGAAGAAATGATCTATTGCTTGAAAATAGACTGCAAGAAATTTTACCCTTCCATTGACCACGAAACACTAAAACAGAAGTTCAGACGGAAGTACAAAGACCCTGAACTGCTTGAACTGATTGATGAAGTAATTGATTCAATCAGCACTTGTCCGGCAACGGATGAAAACATTGAATTTTATCGGTCTTGTGGTAATGAAATCAAGATAGTGAAGGTAAACGGCAAGGACTTCATTGAAGGTGTCGGTATTCCAATAGGGAATTACTTTTCACAGTATGACGGGAATTTCTTCTTGTCAGGTTTTGACCACTGGATAAAAGAAGTAAAGCGGGTAAAACATTATTACCGTTATATGGATGATATTTGTATTTTTGCAAGAACCAAAGAAGAACTGCATCAGTTACTTGCAGAAATCAATGAATATTTCATACAGAATTTGAAATTAAGAATAAAAGGCAACTATCAGATATTCCCTTCGTTCATCCGGGGTATTGATTTTGTAGGGTACAGGATTTTCTTGAAAGATACCCTTCTTAGAAAATCCACCTGTCAGGAATTTGAACGGAAAATGACCGCAATCAGGAAGAAGATTGAAAGCGGTCAGGAAATGAACTATTCAGAATGGTGTGCAATCAATTCCTATAAGGGTTGGTTGAAATATTGTGATAGCAGCCGATTGTCTGAAAAATATATTGAACCAATTCAGCCTCATGCTGATAGGTACTATAAAGATCATATCAAGAAAGGCGGTAAAAAGCATGAAAGAGTACGGAAAAGTACGCAGTACAAAGCAGCCTGAACAGAAGGTCATTGATGACTATTCAGTTTGGATTGCAGAGAACATCACCCCGGTCACAGAAGCCGGGACAGATGAACAGCCGGGGTTCACTGGTTATGAATATGACCTGACCCAGTACACCAAGGATGAATACATCAAAATGATTGATGACAGAAACGCATCCTTGGAAGATCAGATGACACAGGCACAGGAAGCCATGTGTGAAATCTATGAAATGATGGCATAAGGAAGGGGTGAAAATATGGCAAACATTTATGCAGCACTTATTATCAAGGGTAAGAAGTCAATCAATGATGTTCCTGACAAGATCAGGGATGAAGTCAAACAGGTGCTTATTGATGAAGGACACCCGGAACTGGCAGAAGGTGGTAACTGATGTTGTTTCAGTTCATCATAAAAATTTTATTTAGAAAGGATGTGGAATCTATGGCAGTGATCTATGCAACCCTTATCATTAAGGGCAAGAAAACCTTTGCTGATGTACCTGAGAAAATCAAGGACAAAGTGAAGGAAGTTCTGATTGACCTTGATTGCCCTGAATTAGCAGAGTAATCAACAGACAAGGAAATTATCACAGGAACAAAAACAACCGCTATATGACCATTATATGAGGTCACAAGCGGTTGTTTTTATGTTCAGAAAGGACAGAGAAAATGAAACAAACTATTTGCAGTGTATTAGGTGTGATTGGTTCAGCAATCGCATCTTTTTTTGGTGGTTGGGATGCGGGACTTGCAACCCTTCTGATCTTCATGGGTCTTGATTACATTTCAGGATTGATTGTTGCGGGGGTATTCAAGAACAGTCCCAAGACAGACACAGGTTCACTTGAAAGCAAGGCGGGGTGGAAAGGTCTTTGCAGAAAGTGCATGACCCTGATTTTTGTACTGGTTGCGTACCGCCTTGATCTTGTCATTGGCACAAATTACATCAGGGATGCAGTAATTATTGCGTTCATTGCCAATGAAACAATTTCCCTTGTGGAAAATGCGGGTCTTATGGGTTTACCACTCCCGGCAGTTATCACCAAGGCTATTGATATTTTACAGAAAAAGACAGAAAGTGAGGTAAAAAATGAGTAATTCAAGTTTAGTGTGTTATACAAAGTTATCACCAAACCATTCAGGAAAGCGTACACACAGTATTGACCGTATCACACCGCATTGCGTAGTCGGTCAGTTATCGTGTGAAACAATTTGTGCTTGTTTCCCGGAAGGAAGGGGGGCAAGTTGTAATTATGGTATCGGTTCAGATGGTAGAATTTCCCTTTGCGTTGATGAAGGCAACCGTTCTTGGTGTTCTTCATCCAATGCAAACGATCAGCGGGCGGTTACTATCGAATGTGCATCTGATAAAACTGAACCGTATGCAATGACGGATGCAGTATATGAATCACTGGTGAACCTTTGCACAGACATCTGCAAGCGTAACGGAAAGAAAAAACTTCTTTGGTTTGCTGATAAGGATAAAACACTTGCTTACAATCCGGCATCTGATGAAATGGTCATCACTGTTCATAGATGGTTTGCAAACAAGTCTTGTCCGGGTGATTGGTTATATAATCGTTTGGGTGATCTTGCTGCAAGAGTAACGGCAAACCTTGGTGGTAGTCAGTCATCTAACAATGATGTTTTATACCGTGTTCAGACTGGTGCATTTTCTGTTAAAGAAAACGCTGATCGTATGCTTAAAAAAGTAAAGGCAGCCGGATTTGACACATACATGATTCAGGTTGATGGAATGTATAAAATTCAGGTCGGGGCATATAGCAAGAAAGAAAATGCTGATGCAATGGCAAACAAGCTGAAAGCAGCCGGGTTTGATACTTTCATTACTACACATGGGGGTCAGGCGGTGTCAACTACTTCAACACCTACAAGGGAAGTCACCATTGGTAGTGCCGTAAGGTTAAAGAAAGGTGCAAAGACTTATTCAGGTGGTTCACTTGCATCATTCGTGTATGAAAGAAATCATCAGGTAACACAGTTAAGTGGTGACCGTGCTGTCATTTCATACAAAGGTACAGTTGTTGCAGCGGTTCACAAAGATGATCTGATTCTTGTGTAACCCGGTGTTACTAATTTGTTACTAAATAGCGGGATTTTGTGAGATTTGCGGAGATATTCAAAACTGAACTTTTCAGCAAATACGGGCAAAAAGCGGGGTGTTATATCAATGAAATTTATGATATAATGAGCACAAGAGAGTCAATATGTATACACTAAGGAGGACTGGGGTGAAGGGCTGTATAATAAATTATGATAAGACCTCATTAATAGAGGTGTTTGGCTGCATGAATGATTTTGATAAATGTAATTGTCTTATAACCAATATTGAATGTTGTCACGCAGACATGGAATATACGAAATCATGGATGCGGAATACTGCTGGATTGATGGGAAAGAGCTGTTGCGCTTATTGAAAAAAGAGGACTTCCAATGGATATGGGGGGTATTCTCTGTCTTTCCGAAAGCTGTAACATTGGATGAGGTGTTGAAATACGATTATCCGTATGCAGATGGATATACGGGGTTTTGGAAAAGTCCGATTAGCGTACAACATCCGCTGGCAGTTTCGGAAATCGTGGCATGGGATGGCATGTATATATTACTGATAGCTGAAAATGATGAAAGTGTGAATACATTTATGAAAAAAAATATATTCGCAGAGGAGTTGGAGGAGTATAATGGAGAATTAA